CGGCTCTTTTGGAACACGTGTTTAAAGTGTTAGTTGCTTTGGAAGTTTTGACTTCTGACGTATTGGTAACCAAGTGTCACGTCAAATTGCACTGGAGCACCTGTACCGGCTGGATCATACTCAACATCTCCAACACTTGTTGGGAAAGCCCCAACCAATGTGAACTGGCTCACTCGATTCAATTGTGTATCAAGTTGTACCAAGTCAACAATGGATGTTTCTTTAGCGATGAAGTAATTACCTGTGCTGGTCGCGTCATCAAATGTGTCACGAGTCCAGTTGAGCAACATGGTTCTCAAGCTGTCAACACGGTCACTGTAGAATCTCAGCGTGTACTCACCTGTGTATGTGGCTCCTCCCGGGACTCTGAAATTGAGTCCCATGTAAGGCACCTCAGTCACGTTGATCGTACGTCCTGGTATGCTACCACCGGTGGCATATACCAGATCATCTTCTGTGATCGTGAACGCTCCGTCTGCGCTTTGGATGTTAAGTACTCTAAACTGAAAGTCGCGACTGAAATCTCTTTCCTGCGCTACTCTGTAGAAGTCTGATATTGTTTGTCTTACGTCTGGCATAGCTTTAAATATTTATTGTTAGGACACTAATTCGCTGAAGTCTTGGCCAGTTCTTGTGGCATAGAAGTTCACTAGAATGAACTCAGCGGCTCGTGTGGGTTTAATGTAAATGTCTACAACCAATTCGTTACGATCAATCACGTCAGGTGAGTTGTTCCGCTCGTCACATACGATCAAGTAGTCGTACATTCCTTGCGTGTTTTTCACTTCCTCAAAGATCGGACGCAACACGTTCAACACCTGTGTTCTTGTGAACAATGTGTTTGGCTCAAACACGAAGTATTTGATTGTGTTTTGTACTGCTTTTTGCAAGTATAAGAACAACCTTCTCACGTTGATACGATCGAAAGCACTTGGTTTGGCTTGCATGGTCTTTTGACCAAAGATCGCGAAACCTTCGTTCGGGAAGTTGGCGACTGGATTCAATCCAATCTTGTACAATTGATCCCGTTCCTTTTGTTTCGGATAAAATGCAATGTCTTGAACTCCAGTGAGCAAACCTCGCGTGAAACCAGCTGGCGCGATCCATGGATAGAAATTACTGTCCGTGTTGGCCATGGCTGCTGCAGCAAATCCACTCATCGGCACCCAGACTCCGCGATTTAACGCTTTGTCGTTTGTGAAGCCCCAGTTGGCATATGTCGCGCAGTAACTGCTGTTCTTGGTTCCTCCTGTCATCATGTGACGCAACGGCCAGTAGATGTGTTGTGAGAAATTGACTCCAGATTCACGTTGTTTGCTGGTGAGCGTCTTGCTGTTACGTCCTTGTACAAAGATGTAACGTAATGGGTCAGCAATGAAGATGTTGTCCTTACGAGCAAATTGACTGAAACTCTTGAATGTGTCAAAAATTGTGTCATAACCTGTCAAGTATGGAATTTCGCTACGATTGTCAATGATCTTTGTTTGATACAGACCATTACCACTCAATCCGGTGCTGCTCACTGTGTGATCTCCAATGCTGAAGAACTCTTCATCATCAAAATATCCTTGTGTTCCGTTTTTGGATCCAACATACACTGTACCAAGACCAGCCTCACAAGTGATATCAATCGGGAACAAGTCGAAATTGTCGGCTAGCTCGAAAACACGGTCAAGTTTCGCAGGAATGTTTCCTGTTTCTTTGGCCTCAGCAGCTTGCTTGCGATACACACCGTGTGGATACACGTTGTTACCATGCTTGATCTGCGCTGCACCGGCACGTTGCAGTCCTTGCCAGCTGGCGATGTATTTACGATCTTCACGTTCCTCTGTTGCGTTCAAGAACGACTGTGCAACACGGAAATCATTGACTTCTGCGTTGATCACTCCAGGATACTGTTTGTCATCCTTGTCAAGCAATTTCTCTTGTAAATCTGTTGGTTTCTCGTTGAAGTAACGAACATCTTTAGCAGGTAAAACACGTATCTTACGTGTTGGATAACCATTCTCGTCAAGCCAGTTACCGGCTGTTTTAGATATACCTTCGTTCATTTTGAGGAACAAGCTGTTGCTGTTCTCAGCTTCACTCTCAATGTAATATGATACAGCTGTACCACCATCACTCATGAAACGTTCACGGAAGTAATTGGTACTACCAATCACACTGTCTGCTACCAGATAATCTAGCTTGGTTGCATCAGGTTCAAGTGTGCTTTGACGTACTTTGAACACGGCCATTGACAACACGTCACTGAACTCGTCTGTGTTGAGATCAAACTCACTGAGATTCTCGAGAACCTCACTCATGCTTCCGTCAAGACCAACTTGAGATTTGTTTCCAAACTCATCAAATGCCATACCAGCACTCAAGGAGAATGTCAATCGGCTCTTGGTTCCGGCGGATTCATCTGGCACGTCTACATAACCACCAGTCGTGCCACCAAGCTTTTTACTCAAAGATTTCAGGTGTCCGACGCTGTCGAAATCACTAGCAGGGTTGAGATTGGTGTTGTCACTCAAACCGATGTAATATCCTTCAAATTTTTCATTGATCACGAATTTTTTGTCGTTAACTATCATCATTCCAGCTCCACCTTTGTCTACAAGATCTTGATATGTTGTGAAACGTTGATTGCTGTATTTACCAGCTTCAGTTTCCTTCATCTTGATCTCACCCTTGACGGTCTTTTGAAACTCATCAGAGTTCAACTCGATGTTGCTTGGTTCACCCAAGTAGTAGCGGTCACTTGCAGCAAGATCCCATCCAACAGCATTTACAGCCGCTGCAACAAGATCAGAAATGTCTTGTACCTCGTACGCTTTGTGTGCAGGAATACTGGTTGGATCACCAGCTACTTCCTCTGTCCAGTACATGTCGTTTTGTGAATAACCACTCAACGTTGTGGATGCTGCCAACACACTGTCAACCGCATCTTTCAAAGTTGTTACTGAATATCCAGCTCCAGGGCTTGTCTCACCAAATCGCCACTCGCCCATGGGCACCACCTTGGTGCTGAGTCTGGGTGTTTGACCTCCAGTGAAATCAAATGTAATACCTTCGGTAGATGTGATACTATCAGCAGAAGGTATCGCATCAGCACCGCCTGTCAAAGTGATAGTCACACCCTCGTCTGGAACTTGTGAACCATCACCATCTGCTACTTGTGCATCATTTAATGCTGCGAGATCTGCAATTGTGTATGGCTCTCCTGTGTTGGAGTTGATACCACCAGTCATTGTTTTAGGTGTGATCTCACCAGGTGTGTTTGCAACAATCTCAACAGGTGTTGATGTGCCTCCACCTTGACTGCTCGACAACGTGAATGTGATGCTACCAGTTGTGGCTGCGGTTGCTGGTGTGTCAGCATCTCCTCCAGTTGCAACAAGTGTGTCTCCAAAAGCTGCGTTGATGTCTGAAACAAGATCAGCACCAGCAACTCGCGCGGCTGTGTACTGTAATCTGTATTGACCATCAACAAATTCTGTTGTTGTGCTACCTTGACCGGTTTGCACTCTGATCGATAAATCGTTTTTGTCACTACCGGGCTCTGTTGTCTCAACAAGAAATGATTCGCTGTCGTTTGTGGCGCTAGCGCTGGCTGCAAGAACGTAATCGCCACCTTCATCAACTGTTTCTGAGTCTGTCGGATACCATGCAATCAGTCTTGTGTCAGCTGCAATCGTGTTTAAGGTGTTATCTGTGGTGTCGATCATGATTGGTCGTGGTATCACAGGATAAACTTGAACGCTATATTTGTCAGCCACAGTTGATCCAGCTCCTTGACCGTATGGCAGTCTTGTTACCAACACATTAGCGGGGCTCTGAAACGCCGCCTTGACTGAGTGATACATGTATCTCTCAGCTGCGTTCATGGGTAATCCATAAACTTGCTCGAATTCACTGAGGCTGCTCAATGTGAGCAACTCGTCAGTTGGTCCTTGGTTTGCGAAACCGGGTATGAATACCGTGGTTCCGGTGGGTAATTGTGGTCTCAAAGAAAGATCTACTTCTTTGATCTCGACGCCGGGGGATTGTATTGTTCTTGC